GCGGCACAATTTCTCGCGTTGCAGTTTATGGGCAAACGTTGTCCTCGACAGAACTCGCTGCACTCACATCCTAAAATCAACTGACTACGAATCACATGACATTCACAGACCTATATTTAAAATTCGCAAGCGAGGACGAAATGCGTTCTGTGCTTTTCGAGAAAGTGCCAACAGCTTGGGACAACACGGACCCAGAGAACCTAATCGAGACCGAATGGGAAGAGCAACAGCTTTACCGCAATACGGACATCATTGGACTCATTGTTGATACTCCAGCGGAGCTGGATGAAAACGGTGAAATTATCTCTGACGCGACATACGTTGATGGTGTTCACGTGAACATACGTGCCATTGGTGAAGACACTTCCGCTTTGGAAGCATACAGAGTGGACCCAGAACCAAATACACCGGCAAGAGTCTGGGCATAGACAATGAACAGTTGGGTTGAGCATGCCAAATTAATGGCAGTAAGCACGCTCGGGGTAACAGTTACGTTGAGCGAAATCAATGTTGTCATTCAGCTCGGGATCGCACTTGCCTCACTCGCATATGCGATACTCAAGATGATGCACGCGTTTCGCGATTATCGAAAACCTAAAGATGATGTTTAGAAAATCAACGATCATAACTCTCTGCCTCGGCTCATTGCTGGTAGGTGGATGCGCTCAACTCGACAATCTTACGGGGAGATTTTATGAGCCACAAATAACAAACCACACAAACACTGTGAGCACTCCGCTCGGCCCGGTCGACGTTGTTCTAAGCCGGACAAACTGGGTAGTAAGTTCGGGCTCTAGAGCAGCAGCCGAGTTACCTGGGCAACTCAATGTTCCGTTTGGTTCGCTTATCACTTTTCTCGCATTATCGGCGTTAAGCATAGGGGCATCGCTTCGCTCAAAAAAATATAAAGAGGCTACAATCTCAGCTCTCGATTGTGGCAATCAACTCAAAGACGAGTTGAAAAAGCACAACATTGAGATCAGCGGGATAATGAAGTCAGTTGTCAAAGACCAAAAGTCCAAAGGCACTTTTTCGATCATCCGAAAACTTTTAGATCTGATATAATGGGATTATCATCCGGACATACTTTCACTGATGGTGAAACGGTCACTGCTGCCAAGTTAAACAACCTGGTGAACAATGGCACGATCACAACGAACACAATCACCACAGGAATGCTCCTGGATGATTCGGTTACGTCTGCCAAGCTCGCACCAAATGCAGTCACGGGTGCCAGTATTAGCGCAAACACAATTAATCTCTCGACGTTAAGCAATGCGTCAGGAGGTACGTCAGGAACGCTCGTTCAAAGTGGATCCGGTGGAGTTTTTGAAGAGTTGAGCCCAGGCGCCACTGGCACGGTTTTAGTTTCCGGTGGCACGGATGCAGCGCTCAGTTTTGGCACCATTGATAATGTAGCGATAGGCGCCACAATGATCAGCGGTCATACTGAGATAAGCGATCCCGGCCAGGACGATCTACTGTTGGTCAAAGATAAAGTTGCCGGAGTAAATAAAAGTTTACAAATCCAGAATCTGTATAAGACGATTAACGATCTCACTGCTCTGAGCTCGAGCGATATCGCAAACCCAGATGAGTTCCTGGTCATCGACGGTGGATCTGCACCGAAGAAAATAACTTACCAGAATTTACAGAGTGCGACTCTTGCCAGTATTAACGATCTACCTGCACTAACTGATGCAACAGTTGCGGACAATGATTCACTTCTTGTGTATGACACAAGTGCTTCTGAAGTTAAAAAGATTTCTAAATCGGAACTGGGGACCGGTGGAAGCATGCTCCAAGTTACGGTTCCGCTAACCGCATCCAGCACCAGTTCAAGCTTAACGCACGCAATCACCAGTTCACCAAGCTCAAACGATTCTGGGGTTGTTATTGTTTATGACGTTACGGTTACTGGGGTTTCTTATCCGTGGGGGAGTGCCTTTGGCATAACTCTGCCAGATGCGGGACCGTATCTGAACGAGGGCATTAAAACGCTTGAGTTAGTTCACAAAGAGTCTGCCACCAATAATGTGCGAATCACCATTGCGGGAACGGATTCAGACGGTAACACCGTATTAAACAACCCAAGCTCGGGGTCACTTAGTTCGACCTATGTTTACTGGAACGCTGGAGTCATTATTAAATGCACTCCATTTGTCTTGGGAGGCAACCACTATTGGACAGTTAAAATGGACGCATAATGACACTCTCAGCAATAGCAAATTTTGTCTGCAATAAGCTCGGAAAAACCGATGCTTCATCCATCAATGCTGCCAAAGACTTTATCCGTCAGCGCCATGAGATGGTTGTAGATACCGGGCTATGGAAAGACACTCTCGTCATTTCAGAGTTCGATTTGCCAACTAGGGAATCGCCGGACACTAACCCATACACTGCTAACGCATCTGTAAGCACAAGCTACGAAGAGGAGTTTACTTTGCCATATGAGATCGCTCGTCCGATCAACATAATCTATGACGATCAGTTAATGGCGTATCGTGATTTGCAATCCCTGGTCCGCACTCAGCCAGATCAGATTCTAGGCACTGGCAAACCAGTAGCGTTCACCGAAATCGAACCAGTCGCACTATCCAGGCTAACGAGTTCTGAGCCATTTAAAATACAGCTTAAAGCACACGTTAACAGTTCCGATAGCGGTAAGACTATTTACTTTAAAGGCAAGAACAACTCTCGCCCTGTAAGCGAATCTCTCACGCTATCATCGAGCAACTATTATGGTGCTCAGGATTTCGATGAGGTGCATTACGTTTCCAAAGAGATCACTGCTGGGGATGTATTGTTCAGCAACGGTGCATCTACCGAAACCATCCCGGCGGACTCAACCAAGTATTCTCTCTGTCGAGTTAGGCTTAATCTCAATCCGGATTACGTCGATGGTGAAACGATAAAAATCATTGTTGTTGGCAAGAAACGAGTCAGACCATTGCGCCATGATTATGATGAGCCGCAAGTCCGAGGAATCGATAACGCCATGATTTCTTTTTGCGAGGGCGACATGTTAGAGCGGGCCCGGCAATACGGCAAAGCCCAGGTTAAATATTCAGAGGCATCCAGTTTACTTGAGATCGCTCGAGACATTGAGCGTGGCCAATCTGCTGCCATTTCCACACTTCAACCGAATGTAAACGGTGAGTATGACCGTCACGATTTTGGATTCTAAAGATGCCAGTCTACTTTAATGATGCAACAGATGATCCGATTACTTACGATTCCCAACCAGTCATCCAGGGGATCAACTCATACGGGCGCGCATCGACCATCCCGCCAGTCTTGGCAAGCAATCTCGAGAACATAGAACTCTCGACTGCTGGCATAACAAAGTCCCGGCGCGGCGCCTGGAAGATCTCCAACGATACATACACAACGATCCACGCGATCATCGCCCTGCGAGTCACCACCTGGGATTACGGGTTGATGATATTTGCAGATGGCAATGTGTATCTGCATACGCTAACTACCACCGGAATCTTATTCGCCGGGGAATACGATAGCTCGGCATTACCGCATCAGTGCAGCGTAACAGAGATCAATGGAGCAGTATATTTTACCGATGGCACGGGAGACATACTTGCTGTTCGCCAAACTGGATCTGAAGACATTCTTGTCGATGACGATGGCAACAGTGTATGGGATGATGTTAGCACTATCGTCAGTTATGATGTTGCCGTTGAGATCGCAGATACGCACTCACCGGAAAATACTCGAGCGCTAACGTCTCACATGTTTCGCTTGTTTTGTGCGACAGGCATCGACACGCTTCATGTGTCACATATCTTGCCCGAGGTTGGTAGCGATGATGCTGGGGGAGGTTCAAGTTCAGATCCAGGCAACTCCGATACAGCGACAGGAGACGCATTTCCTCCGCTGAATTCCATCAGAGTTGGAACAGGCAGCTCGGATGCGATACGTGCGATTGTCCCGTTCAAAGATTTCCGAATTGCGATCCTCAAAGAAAATTCAATTTACGTCATCGATGCAAACCCATCACTGACGCCTGACCAATACAACGTTCAGATGGTCTCCGATAAAGTTGGTTGCCTGGCAGAAAAGTCAGCGGTCAGAGTTGGAGATGATATACTCTTTCTCAGCCGAGACGGTGTTCGTTCAGTAGGCACTGCATTTCAACAGGACCAGATTGCAACCAGCGATCCCATATCGCTACCCATCCAGGATATCATTGAGGAAATCAACTGGGGTTCAGCTTTAAAATCGTGCGCGTCATTTTGGAGAGGTCGATACATACTGGCAGTTCCAACAGGATCCTCGACTGTCCCTAACACTGTCCTGGTATACGACACCAATTTAAAACAATGGGCCGGGAGATGGTCTGGATGGCAACCATCGATGTTCGATATTTATGAGCCATTGAATGATCGTCGACGTTTAGTATGGGCGGACTCAACGAATAACAATGTCGCTTACTTGCGCGATCATATCGACGAGGATTCGACCACCGAAAACGATTACGCCGACTACCTGGGGTCCAGTTACGCTCAAGTGCCGTTCGAGATTCTTACTCGCGGTCTTACTTTTAACGATCCTATATCCCCGAAGACATGTGATTTTCTCGAAGTAGAGTTTTTCAAAAGCAAAGCCCGAGCAAACATCACATTGATTCCCGATGGAGGTGATGAAGTGATCCTGGATAGCGGTCAACTAGTCGACACTGGAACAGGCGAGCTAAGATTGGACTTTGTTCTTCCATCGGTATTAGGCAAACCAGGCATCGTTCGCCACAACATGAGCTTAACGGGAACCAGCCAGGGACGAGAGTTCCAGGTCAAGATCACTAACTCAACGGCAACTCAAATTACCGAGGCCGGACTGGAACTAGACGATCAGAGGTACATAGCACTGCGGAATGTAAACCTCGGAGCATTTATCGAAACACTAGAAAAACAGGTTTGACCATTGAGGACGTTATTAAATTTGCAAGCAAGAATGGCAACGGAAAATTATTTTCAGAATGGACAGATGCCGAGGTCAAACAGCACCTCTGCCTCCATGCGAAGAACAAAACGCTCATGGTCGCCGAGGAAGATGGAATCATGCGCGGGTTCGCAACGTATCGCCGGATTAAAGAGTTCACCGGGGATATTGTGCCGCATTTTTGGGAGCCGAATTGCTCGACGGGTGAGCACGTATATTTCCATGAACTTTGCAGCGCTGGGGAGTCTGCGACATACACGCTGTTTACCAATTTTGAAGAGCACAACAAAGACGCCAACAAACTGATTTACTGGGGACACCGGCAATACAATTTAAAACGATACAGGTATAAAGACTTTAAAAGATTAATGTTATGGGCAAACCGAGACCACCAGCACCACCAGACATAGCAGCCGCAAACGAGGCCGCTGTATATGCTGATATCGATACGTTACCGATCCGGAAACAGATCGAATCCGCGTCCACGATGGGAACATCTGTAACGTATACCGATCCAAAAACAGGTGAGCAAAAGACCGCTGACTTTACCGGGTTCGGTGACATTGATCAGATGCGTAATCAGCTCGAGTTTATGTCTGAAAGCGCCAGGACAATTGCAGAAAGCCAATTGGACGTTCAGGAGGAGTTCGGTGAAAGAGCCATTCAGCAAAGACTTAAAGAGCTCGAGCTCTCAGATCCCCAGGGAACCGAAATCAGAAAGATGCTCGGGGAGGAGGCGAAGAAAGATCTCGAGGCCGGGTATGGTTTGGGCGATGAGCTTAGAAGCCAGGTCACGCAATCCATCAGGGGAGCCCAGGCCGCTCGAGGGAATGTCCTGGGTGACGCTAATGCAGCGGCCGAGGGATTTGCTCTTGGTGATGCTGCAATCCGCTTACGTCAACAGAGACTCGCTAACGCATCTAGCTTCCTGTCTGGCATAACTCCAGTTGCTCAGTTCGGAGCAATCTCTGGGGCGCAACAGGGCGCCGCTGGTTTCAACCCAATGGGAATACAACAGGGCGCCGGGCTCAATCCAAACGCTATGGCGCTGGGTGCAGACTTCGCTCAAGCGTCATACAAGCAAGCAAGTTCAAACGCATTCCAGAGCGCGGAGATGAATCCGTGGAATACCGTTCTAGGCGCGGTTGGTGGAGCAGCTACATCAGCTCTCACTGGCGGAGTTGGAAGTTTAATGGGAGGCGGCAAGTTTGGTGCCGGAGCAAGTAATGCATTAGGGGGAGCGTGGTCATGAGTTTTAGAAGTGGATTCGCACAGGGCACACAGATAGCGGCGCAACTGCAAAACAAAGCATCGCGTGAACGAGCGTCCGATTTACAGGAAGCTCGAGACAAGATTAACTCCGAAGCTCAGAAGCAGTTAATCGATCAACGGCAAGCCGAATTTGAACGAAAGCGCGATGTAAATCGCAGAACAGAGGAAGATCGCTTAACGAGTGAAACTGCTCTCGGTTATTACGCATCTGAAGCTGGCAAGCTGAAGTTCAATGACAGAGAAGATGTAACCAAGTTTCGAGAGCTCACTGCATACACCATGAGCGAGATGAAAGATCCGAATGTTCTTAAAAAGTTCGGCATGATCATGGATATGCACCAGCAAAAGTACGCATACAAAAAGCAGATTGATCGGACCATTCGAGCTGAAGAACTCAGCACTGAGTATGAAGATCTTGCTGATGAAATGCACAAAGAAACCGGCGTTACACTTAGTCCCAGCGATCCAGAAAGTCGCAGTAGGCTCGATGCCTGGGGGCGTAAAAAGAAAATGGACGCTCACTTAATGAAACTAGGTGTAACCTACGAAGACGCTGGAGTGGACGGGAGCCAAGAGGGATTGTCCGCAAGCCAGTTTGCGACGATGAACAATTATCTTCTCGAGAGCGGTAAGCAACAGCGCATTTACAACGATAAAACAGACGAACAGAAGAACGCTGAGACTGTTAAAAAGAGAGTGGATGCGTTGCCGGAAAATGCAAGTCTTCGCGAGAAGATGGAAACAACTCGAGGAAGCAATCCATTAAAGCAGTCTGAGACTGAAGCGATTGATCAGGCGTTTGTCGCGATCGATCTTGTGACTAGTTCTGAGCGGCAAATGGAGAACTTGGGAATACCATTGCAGGGCAATGAATTTGGAAATTGGTTTGCAAGTCTTAAAGAATTCTCCGCACCATTTACCGGTCAAGATGTAAGCAACATAAAAGCATTTAGGTCCACAGTAACTCAGTTAGTTCCAGTCCTGGCTAAAGGTGTTTTTAGAGAAACCGGTGTACTGACGGATGAGGATATTCGTAGATACTCAGCAACCATTGCCAGCATCGAAAACACTCCCAACGCAAACGAGAGAGTCATGGCAGCAACTCAATCTCTTATTGCCAGGATAACTCGAAATCAGCTTCGCAGGTCAGTGTCTGGAGGGAAAGATGTCAGCGCTTATGTGGAGGATGCTGCCAAGTTGTCGAACATGCCAAAAGCAGCTTACTGGCCCCCAACTGATTTATCTGGAAGAGACCTCGAGATCTTTTACCTGAAAGAGCTTTATCGGGATCTTGTAATGGACGAGACAATATATCCAGGCGAAAAGTTTAGGTATCGATCCGAGGGCAAGTGGCAAACAGCGGAAGTGCCTCAAAAGTCATTCTTTTAATACCAATGCCAAACAATAAACCAGATTTCAGCAAACTCACACTTGATGACTTAGCCCCGGCTGAGTCGAACGAGGTTGATTTCAGTAAACTGTCTCTCGACTCTTTAAGCACTGCGAACCAAGAGCAGCCAGACTTCGAGGCATTGCCATCGTTATACGATGAGTTTGAGATTGCCGATGATGAGCAGCTTTACAAGATGATGAAAGCTGAACCGGGGAAAGCATACTCCCGGGAGCAGTGGGATCGTTATCTGACCTATATGAGTGAGAAAGATTTCTCTCCCATGCAGGTCACTAAAGCATTCTTCGGCGGCATTGGCCCGATGCTTACTGAGATCGGTCAGGGAGGGCTCGAGGTTGCCAAAGAGATCAGCAAGCTCTACGCAACCGATGGGTCTGGGCGCGACAGAAAAGCTCTCGAGAATATCGCCGGGATGACTGCGGAGGGATCACTAAGAGCAGGGTATGACATGGGGATGATCGGTCACATGATTGCTCTCAATGAATCTCTCTCGGACACTGTCGCTACTCCGAGCGGAGGTCTCCAGGGAGGATACGGATCCGGATACTCATTTCCTAATTACCGCAAACGATCTTACAAAGACTTCCCCGAAGACAAAAAAGACAAAGTGATCGGGCGAGCAATGAAGCTCGCCAAGTATATGTCTGATCGCGAAAAGTATGCGACCGGACAAGACACGATCATGGGGGATCTGACTTCGTTCTTTGCCGATGACGAGGAGTCCGTTGAACAATTTGAAGCGGTCAAAGATACATTGGCCGCCACTATCAGCCCCAAAGGCGCAGAGTTCCTATCGATCTTCAACCCGTTTGCTCCCGAGGCACTGGCCGCTGGGGTTGGGCGTAAATTTGCAAAGCCAGTTAAGTTGGGCGTCAAAGATAAAGTTTTGGCGGGAGGTCAAACTGTATTCCAGAAAAGTGCTGACGCCACTGGTTGGGTTGGTGAGCAGCTCGACAATGTTAAATTAAAAATGGGAGACGAGGCATCCGATCTTGCAAAAGTTCGAGGTGTTTCACCGGGCATGATGCAAAGCTCGTTCCAGACGATTGCAGACACGCTCGCTGCAACCCGGCGACAGGTCGCTAATTCTGGATCGGAAAATTTCTTCATGAAAATGAGCCGAGATGGTGATTACGCTCGAGCGAATCCTCGGATGCATCAGCTCATGCGTTTTCTCGGCCATGGGATATATAATGACATCCCTGCATTGAGCCCGGTTCTGAGGACTGCCGCACCAGCAGCTCGAGTGGTAGTAGATACTGCCGGAGGCGCTGTTGAGGGAGGAATCTCTGGAGGGATTATGGTTTTGCCTACTCAGGACGAGGACATGATCGGAACAACCATGACTTCTGGTTCTGCTTTAGGCGGAACCGTTCAGGGAGGACGTAGCGCATTTTGGGACAATAAGATAAAAGTCAACGCGGCTGCTGAAACATTCTTAAACACTCTCGGGCCCGATTTGCGAAAGATCGTTGATGATCGCATTGAACGTGGCGAGCTCGGCATGGGCGATATCGCTCGCATGGCATCATTCGAGAATTGGCTTAAAGGCTTTACCAGAGGAGTCACCGGTGATACCGATGTTGATTTCATTTACTGGGATGGCGCTGATATGGATTTCGTCGAGAAAGTTCTAACTGAAAACGGAGTCGACCAAGCGCTCAAGATTGATGAAGTCTCAGAAAACTATGCCAACCAATTTAACAACGCGGATGCTGATCGCATTGTAAGTCCAACCCGGGGCGTTCAGATCCTGAACACTCGCCGCGCTGGGAGTAAACCAATTGCGCTAGTCAACCTCAACTCGATGAGTGGCACCACCAGTATTCATGAGGGCATCCACGCACTCAAAAGATTAGATCTCTACCGGGGAGCATTCGATGACCTCGAGTCCATACTATTTGATAAGCCTGGTCGAGGTGAGGACTCTTCAACTAATGGCCTCGTCAGTGACGCGGATCTCCAAAGATACTACCGCGAATACCTGGATCGATTTGTCCAGGCCGCTCAGACTCCAGAGCAACAGGCGCAAGCCAGAAAGCTGATTAAAGACATCGTCAAAGCTGATCAGTTACGAGCAGACAACGCAACTCCAGGAACTCCCCAGGCAGAGGTTGAATACTGGCAGAGAGTGCGAATGAAAGAGGAAGTTGTCTCAGATGTGTTCGAGTCATTCCTAGCAAACAAAGATCCTCTCTACATAACCAAGACTGGACTCAAAGATAACACAACTAGACTAGCTCGACCGTTTTCTCAGGTTGCCAAAACCATGACCTCATGGATCATGGCCAATTCAAATGGAGAGGCTTTATCCGTTCAGAATTACACTGGCCGGGATGGCAAACGGTTGGCATATGACAGTCCCGAGCTCGAGGCGACAATCAACGGTCTCATCAATTTCAGAAATAGAGTTACCCAGAAAGATGGAAAACTAACTCGAGCTGAAGCGGCCGAGGGCGAAACCGGAGATGCATTCAAGAGGACTCAAATCAAGCGGGGCACTGCACTCGCCAAGAGCCTGGAGAGCAGCTTACTCGTCAAACACGATGACGAGGGTAAAGCAGTCTATGACGCTGACGGGAACATTGTTTTTGAGGATTCGCAAAAAGCAATCAGGGAAAAAGAACGCGAGCGCCAGACTTTTCTTCGAGACACAATCACAGGTCAGATCATTGAGGATACTGAATCTATCCCGGGCAAAGAGCCAGTGAGGTTCGATAAAGACACTGAAGAGATCAGCGGTGATTACTTGCATGAGGATACCATGAAGCTGCTTCGTAATGCTCCCAGGAGTGTTATGCCTAAATCACTCCTCGAGCATCTTGAAAAAGTCAACGAGGCGATCAAGACAGGCAACGTAATCGAAATGGATTACAATCCTCGGTTGTTCACCAAGAACGGTCGATCAACTGCAAGAGCCCAATACTCATCAGCGCTTGGATCCACGATCCGATTATCCATTCCGTTTTCCATGCGGATGACTAAAGCTGGAAATTTTACGATCAATACACTCGACGTAACTCACCTCGTCGATAAATACAACCGGGTGCTGGGCGACAGTAAGCGCTCAAAATACATTTTAAGCGCCTGGGGCAATGATAGGAACGCGTTTAATAAAGATCTTGCTAAATACCTCGAGAACACAATCAACCCGCCTGAGCAGTTTGATGGTGGACTTGCTTCTGGGCTGGATGCAGATCCAAAAATCGCCCGGCAAAAAGCCAATCGCCTGTCTGCATTTCTAGGGTTTAAAAAGAAAGACATTGACTGGAAGAACAACGAGGCCCGACAGGACGCAATGCTCAAAGCTCTCAACCCAGAGCGCCAGGATAACTTGATCAGGACTCGTCGACTTGATGGTATTAATTCTGTTCGATCAACGGATCTCCCTAGAATGCCACTGAGCCGATCTGGATATAAACGAGTTCAGAGAAACTTTGAGCCGGATATGCCAACTCACCGGAGGCAAACACCTAAGTTAAGTGAGGGTGATGCAGTACTTTTTGCTGACGATCCAAACAGGAATAATCATTACGGACCACATGTATGGAAACTTGGTCAGGACTTGCCAGTGGTGCCGGATGAAGTTGTAAAATTTGCTTCAGACTATTACAGCGTTAGCGCTGATGAAGCAAGAGCGCTCGTCGATCCTGATGATATCATAGACAATGCAGGAGCCTGGGATGACCGCCAGTTTGTCAGTGATTTATGGCAAGCATGGGAACAGGGGGACATTAAGACTAATGTTGATGGTTTTAGAACTCAAGACGGTGCCGTAGTCCTGAATCGCGAGAATGTCAAAATGAAGTATTCTCCGGATACTGAGATTGATCGCAGATATGAGCCTGGTGAGAATGTGGTCAGGAAGCGGCCATCGCCCGAAAGCGGTATCATCGCAGAGCAACAATTTGTTCGAGGCCAAAACGCATCGTTTACAACTCGCCCTGGATTAATTTACTTCGATCCAGGTTATCACGGGAGCCCATACGACTTCGATAAGTTCGAGACGAGGGAGATCGGATCCGGTGAGGGGCATGCAGCATTTGGTTATGGGCTCTACTTCGCACAAGAGAGGCAAATAAGTGAGGGTTACCGAAAGCAACTCTCTGACAATACTGCCTACAGTAATGATGAGATGCGAGACTTTTACGAAGTGGGGAGCATTATTCCAACTTACGGAGGTTACGATAAAGTTCTAGACTTTAAAGAGTCTGCTGATGGATGGCAGGTAACCGTCCAGAGAGTAGAGCCTCCGTTGTGGACTGCCCCAGGCAACGAAAAGCCACGCGTTCACCAAACATCTCCAAGCAGCCTGGACTACGAGCAGGTCACTGGCAACCAACGAGGTTATCTCTATAAAGTCGATCTTAACATCGATGACAGCAGCTCTCTGCACTGGGATAAGAGACTTAGCCAGCAGCCCGAACAGGTTAGATCCGCCGTCGAGAAAATCTCGAAAGATATACAGTCTGGAGGAAGTCAAGATACCAGCATTGAGAGATGGGAAGACTTCCAAAAGCTCGATCCAAGTGGGACAGGTGTTTACAGATCCATCGAGGAATACTACAGGTTCAGAGGTGATAGTAACCCAGCAAAGCTCGCCTCAGAAATACTGCTCAAAAACGGAGTCAGAGGCATTAAGTATCTTGACGGTGCCAGTAGAAGAAGTCCGGATCCTGACAAGACTTATAACTACGTAATGTTCGATGACGCTGACATTACGATCACTGAGAAAAACGATGTAAAAATTAAACCATCAGACGTTCAAAGACTGTTTGATCCTGGTGATGCTCGCAAGCGCGAGAATAAAGTTCGAGGCATCGACGTTGGTGATAAGTCCAAGAAGCAAACTGAGCTAAGTGTCTGGGATTATCCAGACAATCCCGATCCAGATTCTGTCGCACTTCCAGCTCGCCTCGGAGTGGTAAACCGTAATATCGCCGGGGTTCCAAATACGTATGCCGAGGTGGTTAACATTGTTGAAAACCAAGTTAACCGGATCAGGAACATGATCAAAAACAAACCAGAGTTTGCCCAAGCCGCTGCAAACTTTTACCGCGACATGGCGGAGGTTGGTTTTGGTCTTGGTAAGAATTTGGCACCAATCGGGCCCGATGGAAAGCCGCAGCAATATAGATCAGCCGAGCTTATGCTCAGACTGCTTGCACTGGGTTCTCCGCGCACTGGAGTTGCTGCCAATGCGACTAAGTCTGTCCGGTCTACAATGGCTACACAGGGGCAACCTGGAGGCTACAAGATAGGCATGGGCACAGGTCAACTGGGAGCCAAGAAAGCTGCTAAAGATTGGGGCGAGGGTAAACACTTTGATGTTACATCCAAAGAGGCGATCGGTGCCGATGATAAAGTCAGAAACTTTTATCTCAACTCCCTGGCTGACCTCATTGAGATGGCAGCAGCCGATCAATCATTGACTCCATCTGAGCGAACTAGGCAAGCCAGAATGCTGCGATTAATGGCGGCCAGAACACTGGGAATGACTGATGGCAAAATGGACGCTGCACTTGAGGGCAAAGTCATCAAGTTCCTGGATGGTTTGGCGACCGTTGACATGTGGGATATGGCATCCAAAGGCTATGCAATTGGTGGTTACATCCCGTTAAAGAATCGCGCCAAAACTAAACCCGCTGCCTATCAATGGTCAGTTCCAAAGCATCGAGTCAAGTCGACGATCAACAAGAGAATGTTCAAAGACATTCTCAAAGAATCTAAAATTTTACGAAGAGACGCTAAAGGCAAAATCAAAAAGACTGAACCCAAGTCCATTGAAGAATTGGATTACCAATATGCGAAGTCACTAATGATTGAGGGGCGCCAGGATTGGGATGCTGAAAGCTGGGCTGATCGTGTCTCTCAGGGGTTCGATGCGGATACTGAGTTCTCATACTTTAAGCTCAACGATGAAGCTGGATTATCTCCCGGTGGAAGCGGCCCCGTTTATGACGCTCAACAGATGATCGATGGTCTTATAGCAGATCGAGTCAATGAGCTTGGCCTCGCTGGGGATCTGGGCAAAGAAAAGTTTAAAGCCAGGAACGCTCAAGAGGTTATCTGGGCACTCGAGAAGAGTGATAATCCGCTTCTCAGTAACCGTCAACTAGTGCGGTTCGGGGACAGGTTGAACGATGTTGTTAAGATGTTTGATAAGATCGTCGAGACCGGGCGAATTGCTCCCGATAAGATTACAGAGAAAGCTCAAATTGCTCTCCAGGTTATTGAGGAAACATACCGAGCCACAAGCGAGCAGATGATACCTATCGAGGTCACTACAGATGGAACCACTCCCACTGCAAGAAAGATTCAGGGAGTAGAATCTATTGCCGGGGCAGAGGCGTTAACTCAGGCAGTGGCTGATGGGACCGCAGATGGAGTGCAGACGATACTTGATGGCATGGGGTTAGATGCTTCCATCACTCAAGTTAAGACTGGGAGAGGAGCATATCGCATGGACTCTGGCGAAATCGGAGTAAGTCCAAACATGGTGATTTACCTGAGAGGCGACAGGACTCTAACAGGGACGATCATGAAAGCATTGTCGAAAGCATGGGATCAGGAGGCGGGGAACCTGATACGCAAACCGACACTTGAGGAGACGTTGTCCGGTGCCGATACAAATCATGCCGTTCAGTTTGACACTACGAATCTGAGCCCCGATCAGATCAAAGAGTTCTTTGCCGAGTTGTCCAGCCTAACTGACGATAATGGTAATGCATTTATGACAGGCTTTACCGAGACTCCGGAGGGCATCTTCATTGGTGATCAGTATTACGATGGTGACATGGATATTGAAATACAGAAAAACGAAAAAGCGATCGACGCAATATCCGATAAATACGGTGTAGGTAAATTTGAAGTTGAGCCAGTTATTGTTGAGGACTTTTACCGCTCAGACGATGTGTCTGACAGTCCCGCTGGTAGCGATGCACAGGGAGTTGACCAAGAGCTTGCCAGGTTGGTTTTGAGTTATGCAAAGCGAAAAATTGCAGACGCAAAAACAAAAATCAAAGCGGGGGATTATGGTGACGTTAACCAGAAAGTTGACAGGGCGGAGTATGCAAAACGAGCAGTTGACAGGATTAAGACCGTGCCTGGGTCGACTGAAGCTCTAAAGTCTGAGATGGGTTCCAGGGTTGATTTGGCAGTGATGGACGGTAACCTGTCTTTAGATCAGGCAGATGTTTTGAAGAAAGAAATTGCGTCTTCCATTAAAAAGATCCCGCTTAAAAAGAAGTTGACTAAAAATAAAACCCGAGCCAAGTATCGGGAGATTCTTGATCGAAAGATGGAGGAGAAAGCGCCGGAGGTAAGTAAAGCTCAAGCGCGAACGAGACGTAAAGAAATTGCTGTTGCCAAAGAAAAAGCAAAAGCCAAGAAAGCTAAAAAGAAAGCTAAGAAATGAGTCCAGAAGAGTTGGAAGAGTTTAAAAAGTTACCGAAAGCTCAGAGGGTAGCTATCATCAATCAAAGAGCAAAAGACCGTGGCCGATACTACGAGAACGGAGGCATCTTCAAAACCAACGAAATGCTCGGAGTGTTCAACGTAGCCAATGACGCTATGGCGGATTCTGAGGAATAGTCTCACCATCACTCTCGAGGCCAGGTAACCCCTGGTCTTTTTTTGTGCCCAAAAATAAATCGTAAATAGTTATTATAAACTTGTTGACAGTTACAGGTGTTAAACGTATCTTTACACCGTAACGAGAAACACAACAACAACAACAAACAGAAAGATTAAAATGAATCACATAAATCAATTTTACAAATACATCGAACTGGTCTCCCAGGAGATCGTTGACAATAACGAGACTCTAGAATCCAGCCTCGATCAAACCTGGGATGACGCCAATGATTCGGAGTATGTAATATATTACGGTAAAGCTCTTCGGCTAATTGACGTTGTGAGTGACTGCGAAAACTCACTAGTCACTGACGCTATCAGTGAGGTGGAAGACCAGGGAGGTGATACTTCGGATTTTTGGAAGCACTGCACTCTGGTGAGTTATCACATTATACGGTTAGCTCTCGACAAGAAAGTCAATGAGCTTTGGGCTGATCGTGAAGAGGTCGCCCTAAAAGTGGGGCCTGCAATTAAAATTTTAGCATAACACCAACAACAACCGAAAGATCAAAAATGATATATATAATAAAACTCCCAGAAGAATTCGATCAATGCGCGGACTGGTTTGAAGTTTACGGAACAAAGAAAGACGCAGTTGAGCGGGGAAAAGAGGTAGTAGAAATCTTAACTGAAAAGACCGGAGCAAAGTGGGAGTCTGTTTATGTTTCAGCAAAAGACAGTGAGTTTTATGAACCCGATACGGACAAGAAAACAGTGCTGGTGGAGCAGACTGGCAGTCTATTTCACGCATCGTAATTCAGAGCACCAACAATAAAACAAATCAGCCGAGGTTAAGCCTCGGTTTTTTTGTGCCTAAAAATATTAAACACCGTATTGTCAGGCTATTGACAAGTTGTTGAAAGCAGTGTAAGTTATGGCTCTTGTAAGCAATCTATCCGCTTGACTACGGATCAGGAGGTTTGGGGTTCGACTCCCTACGGGTGTACCATTTTTTTATGGCTACTTCGATTGCTTGCAAGAACAACAAACGCAAGCGATATGAAAATAAAAAAGTTCTCTCTATTCAAACGCGGCAAAAAGTGGTCCGCGAAAACCTCCAAACAGGGTACAGTCTATACAGTATCCACGGGCACTAGCAACAAGTCTGACGCCTGGGAAATTGCTCCCCGAAAACTGGCGTTAAAAATCCAGGCAGACCGTGCTCGAGGCGCTTCCGTTCGATCAGCGGTCAATCACTACTTGGACTACAATCAGGACTCCCGGCCCAAAACAAAACAGGGCGTTGTCGGCTTCGTTAAAAACTATCTCCAGACACTCGGGCTGGATTGGGAGACGCAAGCCAGCGAAGCATTCAGTAAGCGCTCGGCGATTGAATTCCAGCAACGAAGATTGCGTGGTATTTCTCCCGGCGATCGAGACCGTATTGCCAGATCGACCAACAGTATTTTGCGCTCAGTAAAATCGATTTACAGTGAGCGAATCCTGGACACTTACAAAGCCATTCCCGAGCATGTCAGCGAGTTTAAGCGGGTTCGCTCGGTTAGGTGCGGGACCGTGCAGTATACGGTGGTAGACAAGCGCGAATCTATTCGCCAAGCGATCGAGCGATGTGAGGTACTCAAAGACACTTCCCCCGGTGCATACATTAGCTACTACCTGTCACTCCATGCTGGTCTGAGGCGCGGCGAAGTGGCAGCGGCCAAGTGGGATTGGCTAACTCCTCAGGGGATCCTCATCCAAAATGATGGAGACTTCCAAACCAAGTCCGGACGTTCCCGGTTAGTCCCCCTATCAGCAGCTCAGATCGAGCATCTACGATCGTTTCAGAGCGCCTCTGATTACATTGTCCCCGGCGCGTATACCAGCAGATACAGGGTATATCCGGACGAGGTTGCACGTATCATTCGGGAGTGCGGGATCGGTGGATCTAAGAGTTTTCATGAGCTACGAAAATACTACGGAGCGAACGTGGCAACCCAGCTTGGCATCTTCCACGCTCAGAAATATCTCGGCCATCACAGTCCAGATCTGACCAGTAAATACTACGCTGATATCATAGATGCAAAGCCTGTTGAAATAAAAATACTTGCATAACTTGTGAAACACCGTATAACACCAGAGCAATTCGATTTTCATATCTTCGTTTTTGATGCGTTGGTTATGATGTCTTCGTTTTTGTGTATTATTTTTGTGTTGTTGCAGTGGGGGGAGGTGACTCCTCCCACATTTTTTATGCGCTATACTCCAACCCCATCTCAGCATACGTCAGTTTACCTGGACGTTCTCACTAACCCGGCGCTCATGAAAGCGAGTGCCGTGGACCGTAAATTTGATAGCCAGAGTTGGAACCTAAGAGTGTATCGCCGGATGGCAAGTTACCTGGCCGAAGCTGGGATGAATTTGGAAATGGGTAACGGTTTTCTTTATGGGCTGAGAGGTGAGCCAGATGTCCCCCCAAACATTGAGGTCAAGTGGAGTAAGCGAGGAGACAAGTTGATCGTACCTCAAAAATACATGGAGGACGATCTGATTTACGTCCTGGCGACAGGTTACCCAACCATCAAGTATATTGGATGGGCTCCCGGCAAAAAAATAACCAGGCCGTATCTGCGTGCAGCAAATAGGACCTGGTATTTACGAGCGGACGAACTCGATGATTTTCCAATTATTTCAGGGGTTGGTCAGGGATTGTCGCACCCCGCCGCTTATGCTTCAACCATGATTTCATAACAGTTTCAATCATGTTACTGACATTTCGGTTCTCTTCATCCGCGAACGCTTTAATTTCGTTCCGGATATCTTTGTCGATCCATAGACCGACCATTGCTTTATTTGGGTCTCTTTGATTAGGCATTATTTACACTTGGTTGCTTGTTAATATTGTCTCGGCACCGTCCCGGATAGCGCCCCTACCACACAATAGATATTAACAGGCTGTTAACACCGTGCAAGTATTAATTACAAACACTGCTTGATTATGTAATGTAACAACCGCTAATAAAACACTATACAACTGCAAAATAAATTTGACATATTAACAATTTACCATCAGATTATTGACACCGTTTAACACCTCATACAATGAAACACACCGAAATCAAACTCGAACCCTCAGTCTACCAGCAACTGCTGGAAGAGCGGCGAGACGGGGAACATGAAACACAAACATTTGAGAGA